GCATCAATGATCAACAGGATCGGGTCAGCCAACGCCTTGATGACCCCGGCGCCGACAGTCGCGACACTATTGATGACACTCCCCAGCGCGACAAACTCCTGCTTGGTGGCCTCGATGCCGGCCGTGATTCCCGGAAATTGACCAACAAGAAACTGAAATACCGGAGTCAAAATCGGTGACGCAACTTCGGCCTTGAATCGAGTCCAAGCGTTATTGAGTTGATTAATGGATTGCTCATATCTGGCCGCCTGAACGATTTGCTCTTGAGTTGCCGGGGTGACGCCAGCAAGAGCCGTCGCAATATTTTTCGCACTGATAGTGCCCGTCTGCAAGCCCGCGATCACCTGGCCGCCGAGAGCATCCCCCAAATTATCGATGGCAAATTTTGTTCGTTGAACACTATCCGGCATGCCCTCCAATATGCCGATAAAGTTTTGAAGTGACTTGGTCATATCTCCGCTGATTAAGCCGGTGGAAAAATCAACGGATCGAAACTCGCCAAATGTTTCTTTTAATTTCGTCAATCCAGGGATGATCGCATCGTTGGATATCCCGAGACTCGTGAGTGCTTTGCTTACTTTGTCAAATTGTTGTGGAGTTAAATCCAGCTTCGCGCTCTCGGCGGTCAGCCCACTGAGTGCCTTTGATGCATCATTCCCGAACTTTACAAAAGCACCGCCCAGAACGCCGAGTGCAATACCAAGGGGTCCGAACGAGCGGGCAGCAACACCAAAGATGCCAAGTGACCGAGTCATCCGGGTTGCCATCTTGGTGGCCGCAACACCGACAGCTTCAAAAGCTCCCTCTACATTTTTGAGGCCTTGAATGACCTGCTCAAATCCCGTCGCCGATTTTACCGCTTGTTGTGCGGTCTTGATTGTGTCCGTAACGGTGTTGAATTGGCTCGAGATATTTGAGAAATCGAGTTGGTCGGCCGAGTCCTGAAGTCCGCCGAATGTTTTTTTGCCGCTTTCAAGAATACCTTCCAACTGTCGGTCGACCTCGTCGCCGCCCTCAAGCCCAATCTCGACCGAAATTTTCTCGACCATGACTTTGCTGCCTTTAATTATTTTTAAAGTGCTTGAGGAACAGTTCGCCGATCCGCGCCGCGTGTTCTTTGACGATTTCGGTTATGCGCCACTTCTTCGGGATGCGAACCGACGGCACGCCGATGTAAAGCGGCTTGCGGTCGCGGTCTTTGTCATTGGCGTCGAACAGCATCGGCCGGCCGCGCACGGTGGCCGAGACCAGTTTCTTTCCCGAGCGGCTGGCGGCAGGCCCGCCCTCCGTGGTCGGTATCCATAACAGAGGTTTGCCCTCGATTGTTGCGCCATGCTCGAACACGCCGGCGAATCCGAACTTGTGAAAGATGATGGCCCTGGCCTGCAGCGATGGCTCGCCGCCGTCCGTTGCGTCCACTATCCGACGGCGCAATCCTTGCTGCCAATTCGGCCCGAACTTGCCGGCGCCCGCGATGTTGCTGCGCCCTTCCTCAACCGCATCACTAGCAACCTCACGTAATGCCGCAACCGCAGCCGTGGCCACCGGCCGCTGCTTGTCGCGGATCATCTTGATCCAGGCCGGCTGGTCGGCTTTAACTTTGACCTTGAGAGCCATTTAATTCCTTAATTGTTTTTTCGATCGTCTTGCTGTCGCCCTGAGCACCAACGGCCGTGACCATCAGATTGTTGGCGCGCTCAATGCGATCGAGCTTGTCACTGAATTCGAGATAGGCAGTGATCTGCCGCGGCGACAGGTTCATTGCATATTCGGGCGGGAAGCCTCGTCGGATAAGGGTGGTGATGGCGACGGCGAGGTCTTCAAGCGGACTTTGTATGTTTTCTTTGCTTCTTCGCCCGCTGTGCCGGTGAGCCTCTTCGCCATTTCCTCGAACTGCTTCACCAGGCCCTCGAAGAAGCCAAGTCCATTTGGGAATGTAATTCCGATAATGACTACGACCAATTTTAATTGGTCTTCTATAAGAAACGCGGTCTCGGCGTGATGCTCTGCCTTTTCATCCCCGAGATGGCCACAACCTGCGGCAATGATCGGGCAAACTGCGGCGCCAAATTGCCCAAACAGCTTCGGCCCGACATCTGCGGCAAAACCGCCAAGCAAAATCCCGATAATCCCTGGGAAACGCGTCGCAAGAGTTCCAATGGCATTGGCGCCCAAGCTACGCACCGTCAACCGTTGACCGTTGATCTTGACGACCTCGACCGAGGTTGATGGCACAATGTCCAGAAGGTCTGCCATTGCTATGCCTACGGCGTTACTGTGTCATGGATAGTCCAGACGCCGAAGGCTCCACTAGTGGCATCCTTCTGCACCTCGGCCTCGATCTCGATGGTCGAGAAGTCGTCACCATCAGTGATAAAGCTGAAATCGCCGGACGGGACGAACGAGACGGTGGCGGTGAAGTCAATATGCTGGCCAATGTCGTTGGTACCGACGAGCTTGATGTCGCCCTCGAACACGGACTTGGACAGACCGTTGATGGTGATAGCACCGGGGACAGTCGTGTCGACATCGCCCAGTGCAAAGAACGCCAGATTGGTGGCGGTGATCTCGTCGAGCGTGAATTTGACGGTGGCACCGACCTGGGTGATGGCCGTAAAGTCCTTGGTCTTGATGCCCTCGCGCGAAGAGAAGTGTTCTTTCTTCTCGACTGTCGGCGTGTAGATAAAGGATGGTGCGTTGCCGAGATCGGTGAAGGTCGAGCCGCCGGTTTCCTTGAACGACACGATCCCCTTGCCGATATGATAGTTTTGGACATCCGGTGACGTAGGCATTTGCTGTTCTCCTTCTAAAGTTGTTCGGGCCGAAGTGAATACTTGAACAGGAACTGTGCTTTCAGGCCGCCGTGCAGCTTGCGCAACCAACCGACGCCGGTCTGGCATCCGAGATAGCGGATCGCCCCGTTGCCAAACCGCCCGGTTTTCACGATCTGCTCGTTGAGCGCGGTATCGTTCAGCACCCGCTTGATCAGTTCGCGCCTGAACACGTCGAGCTCTGACCCGACATTCGGGTCTTGATGAATGATGAGGATTTCGGGATGCATCTGCACGACGGTCGGCCGGTTGGCCGGACGCATCGACAGATCGGTCGAGTCGTTGGTTTCCTCGTCGCCGTCGAGCACAACCGCAGACGGCAATTCAGTTTCGTCAATATTGAGATTGTTACGATAGGTCGAACGAATGTTCGGAACGGTGGCGACCACCGCGAGCAACCGCGCCAGGATATCCTCGCGGACATCAACCAACGGCCGCCTCCTTCAGCAGGAACCGCACCTCACCTAAATCCTCGCCGTTGGGACTGCCTTGCACGGGCGCCTCGCGCACGATCCAGGTCCGGCCGTTGAAGGTCAGCACGGCACCTATCCATACGTCGCGCGTGACGCCCTTCGCGAGCAGCTCGGGGATGCGGACAAAAGCGCCTGGACCAACGCTGCTCGTTTCCACACCGCCCTCGGTCCTGGTCTTCGGCCGGGTTTCGTCGATCACGGTCAGCGTGACCTCGCTCACCCCAGCGGTCAGCGTGGCCGGCACGCCGAACTCGGCATAGAGCGGGTCATCGAGATCAGCGCTCCAGTCGATCATGCGACATGCAGCCGTCGGTAAGGTTTGATGAGTTCGGCCGCAGCCGCCGACAGGTAATCCGATGACCCCGTCGTCGACGAGATCGACGGCGTGAAATAACTGATGCGTTTATCGCCGTGCTGCAGTTCGCGGATGGTGGGATCGCGATAGCTGGACGTGCGCCCCGCGTTGACCGCATCGATCACGGCACGCTGCAGCCTGGCCGGCGCTTCCGCAGGGAGGGTGTATCCACCGGAATAGCTGACGGCGATCGTGGTACCGCCCCAGCAGCCCGCCGCCCCCACTGCCCAGTAGCCGGCCGTCCATGGCCACAACCGACCGCTATCCGGGTCGAAGTTATAATCGGGCACCGTGCCATTCGATACCGAAACGTCGGTGACCTCGACCACCGGATAGAGCTTCAGCGTCAACGCCTGCCGTGTCAGCATGCTTTCGTAATGATCGAGGGTGAAGGTCTCGATCGCCTGCGCCAAGCCGAAACGGCGTTCGCAATACTCTGCAATGATGCGTGATTGAAAGGTGATTGCGGCCTGCAGCGCGGCATCGTCGGCGGTGCCTGTGATGCCGAGTGCGAGCTTGAGGTCATCGAGGCTGATCAGGTCAGGCCCGGCGCTCTCGGGCGCTTCGCTGATGATGTCGAGGATGGAGTGCATTATTTAAACCTGACCGGCTCGAGCGCGCGTTCTACCCTGGCGTCGCGGCCATCGGTGCCGCGCTTGACGGCGAGGCGCCAGTCGTCCGACTTGCCGGGCTTGGCTGAGGTCTCGGTCTGGGCGATGAAGAACGAGCCGCCTGATGTGACGCCGTCGCCGGGGACGTAGGTCGCGCCTTCCTTCCACACGCCGGCGTCGAGGACGATGGCGGTCTTGATTTCATGCACGATGTCACCGATGGCCCAGCGCAGAGTGCGGCCGCCGTCCGGTGTCGTCATCGTGGCGGTCTTGATGGCTCGCCCGACCTGTTCAGCGGCATAATTCTGCAGATAGGAGAGATCGGCGGCGTTGCGGCCGGGTTCGCCCTTCTCGCCGCGCTCGCCTTGGAGTCCGGGCTTGCCTTCCGGCCCGATATCGCCCGGTGGCCCCGGCATGCGTGCCAGCGCCCGCACCTCGGCCAGG